GGTGTTGCTGGAGGTGTTGCTGGAGGTGTTGCTGGTGGTGTTGCTGGGAAAGATGGTGGGGCAAAGAAGCTTGGTGGCGCAAAACTAAAGCTTGGTGGCGCAAAGAAGCTTGGTGGGAAGAACGGTGGCGCAAATACTGGGGTTGAACAACCTGCTTGTGCGGCTGCAGACAAAGCAGCATCTGATGTAGATCTATATCTAAATACTTCTCTTGCTGTGCTTGGCCCCATAATTACATCTGATGGTATTGATGCTGCTGAATATGGGCCGCTAACAGATGGGGTACTAGAACCATAAACACCAGAATTGTTATTGCACAAAGAATATCCAATATAGTAAGTTACATTGACTACTGGAGGGGTACAAGATTGTGTTTGAGTTTGAGTATAAGAAGTACATGTAGAATAACGATAATTTGTTCTTGTTCTGCTTTGGCTATTATCAACGCATGTACTCCATGCGCTCCATTCTCCTGGAGAAGGGCATGTTACAAGATCTCCACAGCATTGTTGTCCAGTGCTAATTGCATAGTCTGTAGCATTTCCAAGTAATGTTCTTCCTAATTCATCGCAAGTATAGTTTGCTGCATTAGTTATTGTTCCAGGACACGCTGGTTTAGATGCAGGTGGTGTAGCAGGTGGTGTTGCTGGCTCATATGTAAATTTACGTACAGTAATTGTAGGAATTGGAGGTGAGCTTACAATTGTGCCAGATGCTGGAGATTGAGAAGCAACTATGCCTTCTTTTGTATAATCAGTAGTACCGACTGTAGTTCCAACTAAAATGTTATAGCTTGAATTACTAGAAACGCTAGAAAGACCAACTAAGTTTGGAATTGTATAATTTGTAGATACACAAACTGCAGTTTTAGACACTCCACCAGTTAAAGTGTTACCAGGTTCGTCATTTGCACATAGCTGACCTAAACCAGTTACGGCTGCGCTGCTATTTGCATAAACTCCAGTTACTCCTCCACCATTTGAGCAACAACCCCAATATTGAATTGGAGAAGTAGGTTCTTCAGCAGCAATTGTTGTTGATGGTACCGAATTACTACTATATGTTTTTGCTGTAGTATTTAAATCAGTGGTCAATACGTAAACAGAAGATGTTATTGCTTTATTATCATACTGTGTTGTATCTCCTAAACTTAAACTGCTTCCAATTCCAAATGGTATTGTGACGCCGTCTGCATACCATTCATGTATATATGAAGATATTGAATTTGAGTTGCTCCATGTTCCATTTGTTGACGTAAATGATCTTCCAGTTCCAGATACGGTTGGAGCTGATTGATTTACTGGAAGCGGAACTGATGGGTATGTTATTGTAAGGGCTGGTGAAGAAGACCATGAAGTATCTGAGAATCTTGGTGCTGTTCCAGTAACCGTAATTGTAAATGAACCAAATGTGGTTCCGCCTGCACCAATTCTATCAATTTCATAAGATGTTGCTGATGCACCAAGACCTGATAGATAAGAACTTGTATACAGTTCTCCGTTATTATAAATAATCCACTCTGTAGGTTGAATTAAATTCAGTGACCAGCTAAAGGTTCCGCCACTTGATTTTGAAACAAGGCTTGATGCTACTGCAGGTTTATTTGGCTTAACATCAGAAACTGATGCATTTGTTCCTAGTCCTTCAACATTTATTCCGCTTACATTAGATGTGTTTATTGGTCTAACTAATACTATCAATCCTCCGCTGCCGTTCCCAGTATCTATTTCATATGTATTAACGTCACCAGTAAGGGCTACTTCGCCTGATGCTGCACCTGAATATTGTATATAAAAATCATTTGCTCCAATTGGTTTAACCCAATCTAGCTTTATGCGTCCGTTTTGTTTTATTCCTGCAATTTCAACTACAGCGGCAGTTAAAACAGTAAGCTTTTGTGGTCCTATTAATGGGCTTGGTAGTGTATAGACAGGATCTTCATTGTCACCAGCTGCATTTGTAGCTGTTACTTTACATCTTACAGCATATCCAACATACTTTAAAGATCTTATTGTTGCCCATTCGTCTTCGTCAAATAATAATGTACTTGAAGTTTTATCAGGTATGTTTGACCAATTGTATGCAGATTGACTATAGGATGATTTTTGCCACTGATATTTAAATGATGTTGGAGAATTTTCCCACACACCATTTGATACAGATACTGTTTCTTGTGCAGCATACCAAAATGCACCATTTTGTAAAGATAATATTGGAAGCTCTGTATTTTTTGGCTTTAGATCAAGTAGAGACTTCCATTCTGTACCTGTCCACACATATGCCGCCTTTGATTCATTCCAGGCTGTGCCATCATGAATCTGTACTTTTTTTAAAGGATTCCAACTGGAACCGTCAAAAATATTTAGCGGCATTTGGTCTCCTTAGTATTGAATGTAGATGTCTCCAGCAGAGTTTCCGCTTGAAGGTGGTGTTATATTTGTTCCATAAGTAATTTTATTAATATTTGATCCTGATATACCATTTGTGTATCCAGTAATAACAGTTCCGCCAAGTGCTATCGCTGTTCCATTTATGGTAATTGAATTATTTTCAAGCATTGTATTTGATATTGCTGGCACAGCAGATGTTAATATCTTGCCTGCTGAATCTAGACCAGCGTACCCATTGTTTTGGTTTCTTTCATTTTCTGGCTGATACCCACCAAGTGAGTTTTCTATTCCTTCTATTGCTAAGTCAGTGTAATCATTAGCAGAGGTTAAAGTAGAAGCCAAACCTGAAGTTAGGTTGATGGCTGTTGCATATCCAGATATTAATGCCCCTGCTGGTATTGTAACTGTTCCAGTAAATGTAGGAGACGCAATTGGAGAATATGTTGTTGCTGCTAATTCAGATGCAAGCTTTGTATCAACTAATGTTGCTAAGGCAGTAGCGGCGGCTCCGTCTGAGGCAATATACGTTGCAATTTCTTTAAGAGTATCAAAAGCTGTTGGTGCAGAGTCAACAACACTTGCTATTGCAGATGTTACAGTAGATGATACATCCGCTGTTCTTGCAATCGTTGATGGAATTTGAATTTCCTGTATTTTGCTGTTTGAATCTAATCCAGCTAAACCATTTATGGCATTTCTTTCAGATGTTAAAAGATAATTATTTAAACTAGTTTGAATTTCAGTTCTTAAATCATCTACTGCTCCAAGCGCTGAGACCAGGACTGAAGTTCTTGCTGCTTGAGTTGCCGTAATTGCTCTTGAATTTGTGAAATATAAATTACTTCCTTCTGCAACATCTGAAGTAGTTCCTGTAAATGTTGTTGGTGGTGGAGTAAAACTAGATACTGCTGCATCGGTATATGCTTTAGCAACAACTAGTTGGCTGTCTACGTATCCTCTTGTTTCTGAAATAAGTGGGCCAACTATATTATCAACTCTTAATGGAGTAAAATAAAGTCTTGTTCCCTCTTCTATATCAGATGTTGTAAGTGAATTAATTGCATTAGTTGTAAATAGTTCAGAGTCTGCTTTAGCAATTAAAAGCGATTGAGTAGCTTTTGCGCTTGCGTCAGTTGATGAAATTGAAATTCCTGTATTAACTTTTGATGTTGCATCTAATTTTGCTGCATCTAAAGCATTAGCAGAAGATCCCGCTGAATCAAATAATCCATTTACTGCACTAATCGCTCTAGCGTTTGTAAAATATATATTATTTCCTTCTGGAATATTTGTTGTTGTAATTGAAGATAAAGCATTTTGTATTGCTATTAAAGCTTCTGCGTCAAGTGATACTTGACTTGGAAGTTGAGATAATGGTATTTTGCCATCTGAGCCTAGTGTAGCAACACCGTTTGCCTCTCCTGGTCTTAAAGCATAGCTTCCAAGAACATTCCATCTCTGCGTTCCATTTCCAACTTTAAACTTTAATGTATCGGTTTCTATTCCAATTTCACCATTTAAAAGAAGTGGATTATTTGCTGTCCAGTTTGCTGCTATGTCTCTTCTTAATTGAATTTTTAATGCCATTATGAGCCTCCTCCGTCAAGTGATGGTGCGTCGAAATCTTCGGAACCTCCGCCACCTGTTCCTGTTTCTATTGTTGATTCTTGTGTGCCATCAAATAGACCAGCATCGAATAAGCTTTCTTCTACAAATGACGGTGTTAGTAGATTGTCTGCTGGATTTCCACCATCATATCCTATAATTTCTGGTAATACTTTTCCTGGTGTATTTGGGTTAGACAATGATTTAAAATCAATTTGATTCTGTATGTCAATTGTATGAACATCTCCATCAAATGTGTGGGTGTGCATGTAAAATGGTGTTGGGTCTGTACTTGGTGGAGTTAGCTCTATCCAAGTAGTTCCATTATGAACACGCAAATTTTTAGTTAGTGTGTTTATATAAATTTCGCCAACTTGTCCAAAAACTGGGTCTGTTGACAAAGCTAGAAGTCTTAGTGGGACTAGCATTTGTCTAGACATGATTAGCCTACTACAACTACTCTGTATTCTCCAGCAGCAGGTGCAGAGGCAAAGTTAATAGTTACAGAATTTGCAGCTGATCTTTGAACATCTGCTTCTACTTGAGCAAACGGTATTGCAGCTTCAAAAATCTGAACAGTTACGTCTGTTGTTCCAAGATTGTGTGTTATTGTATAAGATGTTGCTGAAGCTCCTAGAGTTTCTGCATATTTTCTAGCAATTGCGTGATAGGATGTTCCATTATTTGTTAATGTCCATGTATCAGATGTCTCATTCCATAAAATCTCTACATCTGTTTCTGTGCCACGCTCTACTGTTAATCCAGCATCTGTTGTAGGTGTTCCAGTAAAATTGCTATTAAGCTTTACCTTATTATCTTCAATATTAATCTGAGTTGTATTTACAGAATTAACAGTTCCAATAACATTTAGGTTTCCGCCAACTTGCAAATTACCAGTAATTTCTACATTGTCTGGCAAGCCGATTGTTACTGCAGCATTGTGTCCGCTATTTGGAGAGACTGTAACTTCGTTTGCTGTTCCAACAATTGTTGCTACATAATCGCCTGTTGTTTGTGAATCTAAATTAATATCTTTTACAGATACGACTCCTGCATTTACATTAAAGTCTGCTGCATCAAAAGAAGCAACACCTTTGTTTGTTGTGCTTGCATCTTCTGCTGAAATTGTAATTGCATTATTTGTTACAGCAACATCAATTCCTTCTCCGCCATTTACTGTTAAACCTTCTGTAAGAAGAGAAATTGCAGTTGTTCCAGTATCTCCAGTTATTGAAAGCTCTGTTGCAACATCTACTTCACCAGCTGCAGTTAATCTACCTTGCTGATCTACTGTAAATGTAGGTATCTTTGTTTGTGATCCGTATGAACCAGTTGTTACTGCTGTATTGTCTAAATCTATTGTTGTGATTCCCGTAGAATCAACGTATGTCTTTGTTAGTCCAACTCCGCCTTCGATTGATGCGCCAATTGCATCTTGAATTACTTCTTGAGAACCACTCATTGACTGCCATGGACCATTTGGTGATGCTAGTCCATTGTAGTAGTACATAACATTGTCGCCACTGTTGTAGTAGATCTGACCAATGACTGGGTTTGATGGGGCTGAGCCTAAGTTTTGAATTCTAGCATTGAGTAATTCATTCTTGTTTAAATCAATGCTTACTAAAAATTTTCTTGCCATTTTTTATATCTCCTTTTTAGGACAGGTATGCTGTCCCCGAAAATGGCTGGGCCATTGTCAATGTTATTTGGTTAATACTATTATAGTCTATTCCAGTTTCTAAGATGTCCCCAGAACTTGACTTGACTGAAACATTTGGGTTAAATTGCAAATTATGATTTATAACTACTGAATATATGCCATTTACTGGGCCAGTTATCTGGCTCATTTCCCATGAATACATAAATGATACTTGCTTATCTAGAACAAAGCTGTCCTGTATACTCCAGGAATTTGAAACTAATGACTTTGGACCCCAAAATCTTGTGGTGTTTGTATCAAAGTAAAAGTCTCCTGGAGCTCCGAGAGAATTTGCTGGATTTCCTTCACCGCTAATAATTGTTCTTCCTGGAGACCCAGATGCTCTTACTACTACAAGTGGATTATTTTCGGTTACAATTAAGCGGGTTGCCATTATATAGTCACCGCCCTATTTAATGTTAGATATCCTTCTAGTAATCTTGTTATATTAATGCTTGGATCAATTATAACTAAGTCGTATGCAGACTTTGGGTAAAAAAGCTTTTTAGTTCTTTCTGGGGATAAAGAAACTGAAATTTTTCCTAAAGATGGGGTAATTACAATTCCGTCTTGCTCTGTTAGTGTAAATGCTAACTTTTTACCACCTTGTGTATCTCTCACTTGCATTTTTGCTGTGTGGTGATTTAATTGTATTGGAGCATTTTCTTCATCAAGATATTGTACCTCAAAAGTAAACGTCGTGTTCTCGTCTACTTGAAAATTTTTTTGAGCTGCCATTTTTTACCCCTAAAAGGAAATACCCTTACACCATTTTAGCATAAGGGTATTCCTAATTGACTAATAATTACTTGCTTGTAAATCCAAATTCTTTATTGCTTGGGCTTAATGCCTTTAAAATTACTGGAGCTACTGCGGCTACGCCAGCTGCAATTAAATCCTTTGGATTCGTATTTCCAGTCATGTATAGAGCTGTAGCTGCGGCCAAAAATGCTCTGCCGTATGTTCCTAGTGCTGCTAAAATTTGTTCTTGCATTGTTACTTTCCCATCTTTATTTAAATCAGCTTTATCAAATTTTTTGATAGCCATTTTATCATCTCCATTTGGGCGGTATTGCCCATGAATTTTGGTTTTACCCAATACTGTTATTCTACCACTATGCGGATATATCTACAAGCTCGCAATTACCATCTGAGCTACATGCAAGGGTGGCAGAGGGTGAAGTTCCATCTTCTGTCTCATAAAATGATAAATCTTCCCATCGTATACTTTTAGGCATTTTTGAAACAAGATCCAGATACTCTTCTTTTGAAACTTCCTGATATGGTGCCTGCTTATATGTGTGATCTGAGTGTGGTAAGAATGAAATTCCAGAAACTTCATCGAAATTCTTATATACCCATGCTCCAACTTCCATCCACTCGTCTTCTTTTACAGAAACAGTAATAGATGGCTTGTGTTCACACCATGCACGTTGATAAACTAACCAAATATTTAAATGGTCAATTGCTGTAAGATCATTTCTGACAATTGCACCTTCTGGGGCTTTGACTGGAAATGAAAATACATATGTTTCGTTTGGCTTCATAACGTCGTCCTCTACTGGAATTCCAACTTCTTTTAAAAATGTAGAAATTGGATCTCCCTTAGAACCACGAACTGTACGAATATAATATGGAGAATGCCATGGATGCATTCCTGAAGATACCCCGACCAATTGAGACACTGTTCCAGAAGGCTTTACACATGTAATAGCTGCAGACTCAGGAATCCCAATTTTCCCAGACTCTTCTTTATTTACTTCTCTTGCTTTTTCACGAAGATTCATTAGGAATGCTTCAAGCATAACTAAATCTTCTTTTCCAGACATAAACTTGTGTCCGAATTGTCCAGTCAAGGAAACTCCTAGTAATCTTTCTTCTTCTGTGTTATCTTTCCATATCTTTCTAAGATATTTAAAATCAGTCAGTGTAGATTGCCATGTTCCAAGTATAGTTGCTAACTCAACTTTTCTTTGAATGTCTTTCTTAGTATCATTTTCACGAACTACTACTTCTGAAAGATTGCAAAACTGATATGGACGCAAAATAATTTCAGAGCATGGATTAGTTCCATAGTGTATCTCTGGATCTCTTCTACCAAACTTAGCTGCTTGTGCTTGTGCTGCTGCAACGTTGTAAATGCCACGTTCTCCAGACTTTGAATCATAAAGTGATTTCCACTCTGCAATAAATTGCTCCATTCCTGGTTTGCGTGAATATGCAACTGAGTTATTAGATAGTGCACGTTGTGGGCTAGCTTCCCACCAGTTTCCTGATTTTGCTTGTGCCATTTCAATGTCATTTATGTTTGAAAGTGAAATCATTGCGGAGCGTCTAACTCCACCAACTACAACCACTTCACCAATTTTGCACATTATGTCATGGCACTCAATTGGTTTAAGGTTTCTTCCTGTTGCACCTTTAAATTTTGAAATAGTAAAATCAAAAAGGTTAACCAGTGGTTGTGGACCAGATGAGCGACCACCCATTGTTTTTAATCTTGCACCAGAAGGTCTAACCTTTGTTACATCAATTGCTGGAATATATCCTGCCCAAAGTGAAGCAAGAAGTTCACGATATGCTTTAGCCCATCCCTGTTTTGAATCTTCAACTACAATAACCGTATCTGTTTTTTCAAGTTTTTCTGGTACGGCAGGAAGTTTATTAATGTACTTGTATTCTACTGAAAATCCAACGCCAGTTCCACACATTAAAACATACATAGTTTCATCAAAAGAACGTGGGGAATCAACTGGCAAGAAAGCACAGTTATACCCAGCTACATTATCTCTTTCAAGGGCTGCTCCAGAAGTCATTACAGATCTCATGGAGGGCATTACATTTCGTTCAAAAACAAACTCTTTTAATTCCGCAACTAGCTTTTCATTTGGAATGTAATTGTGATTTTTTTCTAAGTGGTTAGTCATAAAAGAAAAGTATCTATCTACTGTTTCTCCCCATGTTTCTCTACGTCCTTCTGCTTCTACCCATTTAGCATATCTTGATAGTGCAATAAAGTTTTCATAAGGATTTTCAATAGTATTTTTCATTTGTCGCCTTTTCTTCCGCCATACGGATTAATTATTTTTTAAGTGAAGTCTAAGTGTATCAAACTTTTTTATAAAAGAAAAGAAAAATAATTTTGTTGTTGTTTTTTAGTTAACTATAATATATAATACTCTATATATACATATATATAATATATGTTGATTTTTGTTGATTTGCTGACCCCCCGACCCCCCTATTGGAAGTATACTATTTACATATTCTTTGTCAAGAGAAAAATGATTTGACATGTTCTTAATTCAAATGGTATGATTATATCTCGCTATCTCTAAAGGAGGAAATGCCAATGGAGAATATAAAGAAAAGTTTAAGCGATATTGTTCATCAATATGCTGCGATTGCAATTACAGTAATGTTTTTGTTTTCGAATACAGTTGGTGCACCAGCCGCTCAAGCTCTAATAGTAAAACCAAAGACAGAAGTACAACTTAAGAAAGAAACCTTAGAGAAGTACAGCAATACTGTTTATAAGCCTTCAGAAATGCTTTCAGACACAGAACTGAAAGAACTACTGGCAGCAGTAGGCTTTGAAGGAAAAGCCCTTAAAACGGCTTGGGCCATTGCCAAGAGGGAGTCCAACGGACGACCAATGGCATACAATGGTAACAGGAATACTGGAGACAGTTCTTACGGAATTTTTCAGATCAATATGTTGGGTTCACTCGGCACAGATCGTAAAGAAAAATTTAATTTAAAGTCAAACGTACTATTATTTGACCCAACTATAAATGCAGAGATAGCGTACCATATGTCCAATGGCGGAGAAAATTGGACAGCTTGGAAGGGTTTAACCCCAAGAGCAAAGGAATTTTATTTAAAGTTCCCGACAAATTAGAAAGGAAGTGTAATGAGGATACAATATGTGTCTACATACATTAAACTTTCGGAAGAGGGCCTTGTTCCTAAGCTATTATGCCCACAGGATCAAGGCTCTCTTCAATGTAATGGCGACGGAGATTCTTTAATTTATTTATACTGTCTTGAGTGCAATTATAAAAACACAATGGGCATAGCAAAGTACGAAAATATAGTAGAATTAGTAAATGGACAAAAAAGAGATTGAGTTTGAGTCAAGCATAGTATCCACTACGGATTCTATGGGAAGAGAAATTTGGTGGGAAGATGCAGGAAGACCAGAAGGCAGAAACCAGTAACCTAGAAGATAGCCTACCAATGGTTACTTACATAATGCTTCACCGAATATATGATTTGCTTAGTTTGATAGCTAGTAAAGTAGCGGATCCCAAAGATGTAGAAAAAATAATTGAATATCATGATGCGGGATACCTATTAGGACCAGTCCCATCTTTTAACCCAGGAGAAGAAAATGAATAAAGAAGAGTTGTTAAATTTTATGATAACTGAGTTTGAAAGTGCTAATAAAGAAGCTATGATAAATAGTGGTATGTCAGCAGAAGAGGCAGACGCCAAAAACATAGAATATTCTGTATCTATTAAGTTTTTGTTGGCCCAAGTTGTAGAAAAAATGTTTGAAAAAAATATATTTTAAGTATTGATTTTTAATAATATATATACTATCATATAATTACGTCAGTTGAGTCAATCCTGACGTATGCATGAAGATGCACATAACCCCTACGGATCCGCCTCTGTAGGGGTTTTGCATGCTATAATATAATTACTATGGCTCATCATTTTGCTAAGTTTATGGCTAGCCCACAGTTTAATCATAACTGCGATGGCGCATGTAGCATTAAAGATCATCACAAGCAAGAATCCTTGTTTGAAAAAATTATAAAAAAGGTGGTAAGAAAATAATGTTCTACGATAGAGAAGATTGCATCAAGGCTTCATTCTTTTTAGATGAATATGGCACCCAAAGCGGAGTTTTTATATTTAAAGGATTTTTTACTGACGAAGAGTGTAAGACGGTTGAAGAAGAACTTAAAGACTACAAATGTGATCAAGAATACATGGATACGCTTATAAGCTGGTACTCTAATAAAATAAGCCCACCTCTTCAATCTATTCACCCGCTTTGGGAAAAAGCAAGCGAGCTTTTGTATCCAGAGTATGTCATGCACCCACAAGGAAACGTATTAATTATCACTCCAGAAATGAATGAGGGAATGTTTACTCACTCAGACTCTCCTGGAAAAGGCGAGTGCCACAGACTGTCACAAGTTGACGTATGGAAGACTTGCTGCGAGCTTGATTTTGGCCTAGTAGCATACTTTGGCGATTTTGAAGGCGGAGAAATATTCTATGTAAACATAGACAAAGACGGAATTAGACAAGATGCAGTTAAGCAAGAAGATCAGTTAAGAATAAAGCCAGAAAGAGGCGACCTTGTTATTCATGGAGCTTTTAACACACATGCACATGGAGTTGAGCCAGTTTCTTCTGGAAGAAGATATGCGTTCTCAAACTTTGTGCTAAAAGCAGAAGATAATCCTGGAACATTTTATAACTACAAGACTCCAGAATATTATGAGCAGATTAAAGATAAAGACGACATTACATTTATGCAATTTATTGGTAAGTGGATGCAACCTTTAAAAGAAAACCCACAATTTACAAGAGAGCTGATTAAAAAATATCAGGCTTCTGGATTAGAAGGCGAAAAACTTTCTGATGCATTTATGGGAGAATTTAAAGAACACTAATCGCTATATAGTGCGAAAAAAGTGCGCCGCGAGAGAAGAACATTCTAGTCAACTGTAATATATGGTTTCACGTGGAACATATTATCTGAAATACCCTTCATAAAGCCTCTAGAGGCTCTCTAAGCCATTTCTGGACTCTTTGCCTACCCAAGGGCGGGAAGGGGCCAAAAAAGCCCTTTACGTAATTACTCTAAATTTTCCCAGTAGCAAGTAGGACGATAACTAGACTGATAAGAGTCATAGAGAATCTAATTAGATAGATATATACTTTCCATTTCTTATAGGTCATATTCGTCATCGAAATCAAAGATCTCTTTATCCCCCGCCCATTTTAAAAATGAAGACAACATAGCTCCTGTAAGGATTGCTGTCGCAATTAGGAATATCCCTGCGTAAATCTTCTTCATATATATCCTAGTCAACTGCAATTATACTAAGTTTATCTGAGAATAGCTTCCAGATCTTTTCCATGTACTCAGGCTTTAATCCATCTACTGGATGAGGAGCATCTGTATGTGTCATAGATGGAGTTAGTTCAGGAACTCCTAATGCATCTAGTATATCCTGCTGAGTAATAATTATTTCGAATCCCGCTTCACTTGAATACTTGTGTAATGCAGCCAAGAACTCTCTATTCTGATCTATCCTCTGCTCATGTGTGTAGTAAGGACTAATTCCTTCATGCTTTAGCAGCATCTCAGTAAACTGAGGTAATGGCTCTATAATCACAACACGAGAATTAGGAAAGTTTAATTTAATATTGTCGATAAAGTTTTTTACTGTAACATCTGCATTTTGATATCTAGGCAAGAAAGTTCTAGTATCTACATATCCCATCCATAAAGCTAATATGCCATCATCTTTAACAATTGATATTGGTTGTGGCAAATGATTAACAGTTCTTGTAAATTCAACTCCAGATGACATTTCTTTTTCTTCCCGCATTTTTTCAATACTGAATGCATGCATCTTAAGTCCAGCTTTAGGCCAAGGAATAAATGTGACATCATGCTTTTCTGGATAGTAGTGCTCTATGGCTCTAGATAAGTGACAATCACTAAGCATATAGATGTTTTTCATATATAACTCCATTGTAGGGATACTGGGATTTGAACCCAGAATCTATTGTATATAAGACAAGTGCTTTAACCAGATTAAGCTATATCCCCTAGGGACTAGCGTATTCGGCTTGCTACTAATTTTTCAATGCAGTTCGTGCAAAAGTTTTCAAGTATGCCTTTAGAGTTGATACGCTCAACATACTTTGGGTTTTCACAGAAATCACATTTCATAATATGATTATAACATATTTTCAGTCAACTGGATAGTATTTTTTAGTATAAGGTGCCTATCATAAGCATCTTTAACTTCAGAATATTCACTAACTACAGGATCCATTATTTTTCGCATTTCAGTTGTTTCACGTGGAACTCTAGTCCCATGACTTTCATTACTTGCTATCATTAATTTAGTATCTTCTGCAGAAACCCTTTCTTGCTCAGGTCTAAAATCAATTTTAAATTTTTCAGAAATATATTTTAAAAATTTTTCTGGATTTTCTGTTAAAAATTCAAAACTAATTGCAGTAACATATTCAAGATTTTCACAAGCATCTAAAAAGTCATTGTAAATTTTTAAGGTGAATGGCAAAACTGTTAGCGTTGCATTATATGGATCTCGATCATACCAATCAAGCTCTTCCTGAGTTCTACTATCTTTATCTCTAAATCCAGCCTCTAATCCTGATGCTAAGCATTCGTATGGATTTCTTATTATGCATATGTTAATAGAGTCTTCTTTAAACCCATCAAGCTGATGTAGTGGCCAAATCACTTCTGCTTTTAAATTGTTTCTTATTAACTCTCTTGCAAATATCCCGCCTGATCCAGGAGGAGAATTTATTATAACTGGTGTTAGGCTCATATCTTAATTATAGCATTTGTATTTTAATAGGTTTTGTGGTCCATTAATATAAATCCTAGTTCACTGCTATTTTAGATTTCATAAAATGTTAATAAATTTTTAATATGTATGATACACGTATTTAAAATGTCCGTTTTGTCTGCATAGTCCGCACATAGGTTTAAGGGCTTAAGCGTGAATGTGATTGACCTCACAAAAGTTTTTTGACGACACGCCCGAGAAACGGGCATAAATGTCGGTCCCCCATGCTATGCTTAAGGTATAACAACAAACGAAAGGGGCAAATAAATGCTCACTCAAAACACACTAGACTCAATCGTCTATGAATACCAACACGGGGGCGTGAAATCTAATCACCCCGAATTGACTACTGCTGAGCGTAAGGCGCTACTTAAGCACTTATTCTCTCTCCCTACCTATTGCGCTTGTTGTGTGAGGTAAATCACACGACACACCCTAGCAACCTCCCCAATTTGTCTGCTCTATACGCTACACTTACAACATAACAACAACGAAAGGTCGTAACATGACTCTAGAAGAATACAAGGCGCTTATTGAGGCGCAACGCAAGGAAAGCCTTGCACAAGCCCTATCCGTACTAACGAAAGAGGTTAAATAATGTACGCATACTCATACCAAACTAATAGCGTGTCTAAGTGGGATACTATCCAAGAGGATGTCGCAGACCAATACACTTACCTTGATGAGGTAGATGAGGAACAACCTCCACTAGATGAATTCTATGATGAAGATTCTGAACAACTAGCACAACTATTCGCACTAACATGGGAGAACTAATAATGACTATCAAATACTCAATTTGGCAAGGCTCTAAACTAATCTCAATCGATAACATTGCTCATGATGTAAATGCTATTGACCACTTAATACAATCGCTAAACAATAGCGAATTAGGCAAGGGTAAAAAGTTTACCGCTAATGTAATGGACATCAAGGTGACCGCATGACTATCGAACTAAATGACTACGGCTTAATGATTGACCTAGGGGACTTTCTCTATGTATCGCTATCATGGGCTTTTATTATCTTGACCGCCGTTATTCTTGTCGGTGCTAAGGTATACAATAAGATAAAGAGTAATAAGCAAGTAGCCCCTATCGGCTTTAACAATGATGATGATTGGATGACTAAATGAATCGCTTACTAACTACACTAGTGCAACTATCTATCGCTATCCCCGCCCTATACATGGCGAGGATCGTCTATCATGATTTCATGGCAGAGATGCGTGAATTGTGGCAAGAATCACACTAGCGCTACGGCGTGTCGGCTTGACATAGTCAAGCTGGCCCGCAAAAGCACGGGGTCGGGCGTGTCGTTATGAACATGTTATAAAATCCCCTGAAATTCTACGGCGTGTCGATTTGACGGACAAATCGGACATTTGCGTGTGACTAGTATCACATAGGCTGAGCGTCTCACATCTTGGACTTACTCGCTAGTAGGTAGAGAAATGTCGTACCCCCATGCTACAATTCCACTATAACAACAACGAAAGGGGTCATACCTTGACCATACTAATAGCCTCAGAGGTTTTGGAGAATAGAGCCTTGTCTATTGCTCAGCCTTACATGTACCGCAAGGCAAATACTTATTTACTTGCTTGCACAATTTGTGCAAATAACTATTTAGAGATTTTTGCAAAAGATGCAGACTTTACCAAATTTACATGTGAGGAGTGTTGGTAACATGGCTATTTTTAATTTTGAGTTATTTGTAGATGTAGAGGCAGATGATTTTGAGTCTGCCTACTCATGGCTAAAGGCTATGCCCCTTGAGAGACAATTAGACTTTCATGTAATCGACTATAAGCAATTGGAGGCTTAACAATGAAAGATTTAACTTATTGCGAGGAATGCTCAGTAAACATGGAAGATGATTTTTTCGATTTCCGTTTTGAGTATCCGATTTGCTTAACATGTTCACCAATGTACGCTTTATTTTTAGAGGAGGCTAACTAATGAAATCACAATTAGAAAAAGACATAGAAACAAAAGAAAGCTTTATAGATTTACTTAATGATGTTTATCCTAGTGTAAAGATTGGATACTCTACTTTTACCCCCGCCGAAATTTTAGAATGTTGTGACCCAATAGCATTTGCAATTGGTTTAGCAGAGCATGAAGATTATTTGGCAGAAATGGAAAACGAATGAGCGATTTATTCGGATTTGAAAAAGCAATTCAATTAGATCATCTTAGCGATGAACAAATAAATCAATTAGAAGAAATTCTAAAAGATTATCAATAGATAGCGGCGTGTCGTCTTGACAAAGGCGATGCGCCCCGCACATATGCACGGGGTCGGGCGTGTCGTTATGAAGTCGTTATAAAATCCCCTGAAATTTGTGAGATTTATCACATTGGTTGAGCGTCTCATTATTTGGAATTACTGGCTAGTAATTAGATTATGTCGGTGCGTTCTGGTACAATACTCTTATAACAACAACGAAAGAAGGCAACTAATGTCCGCAAATGTCTACACAATCGAAAGCCTACTTGTAGGGAAAATGTATCGCTCAAATTCTATTACTGGAGAAATTATCTCAGCAGAAAAAAATGATAGTGTCTGGTATGCAAATGCAGATACTTACAAAGTGCAGGTACGCCCAATTTATTCTGCACCACTAAATCTAAAAGATACTTACCGCTATTTAGCGGTAAAAACTTCCGATTAAATAAAATCGAAACAGGGGCAGTTTAGAGAGTGTTCTCGCCCAATGTCGTAAGTAAGAACTCTCACCAATTTTTTTAACGAAAGGAAAACTATGCTAAACATAATCGACAAAACTGATTTCTATGAAATCGCAGACGAGCAACATTTTTGTTGTGATGAAAGTCAATTTAAGTATTACTGTATCGAACACCTAGAATTTATGGGTTGCTACTTTTGCGGATTTGACTACGATAAGGATTGCGAGGAACAACACTAATGGGATACATTGAGATTTTTAGAATGGATCAAGACGGGGCGGGTTGGGTAGATTTATCCGAAGCCACCCCAGATGAACTATTTACTATTGAGGTTGGGCTACTTAATGAGGGAGCCTTATTCTATACCCCCGAAGCCGAATAATTTGTCGGTGGCAGGTGCTATAATTACCAAACAAACAAACGAAAGGGAAACTAATGTATAAAATAACTTGCGCTTATGACGGAAATGCTCCGCATTGGTCAGCAGAATACGAAAACGAATACGGGGCATGGGAAAACTTTTTCTTATTTACCGATTGGGGTTTTGCAGATGAATACTCAACTGTAAATCTATACACGCCAGCAGGCAAATGCCACACAAAAGTTTTTTATCGTGCAGGACGAAAGGTCGTAATTAAATGATGACTCGTAAAGACTATGTAGCAACCGCAGAAATTCTAAAGTATGCAAGCGATAAAACGCACCCTGCTTTATTTTCTAAAATGGTAAATGATTTTGCGGAGATGTTCGCAAAAGATAATGAGCGATTTGATGTAACACGATTTCACGAAGCGAGTGGATACAATGTTCCAAAATTCACTTCGAGATAAAGTAAAACGAATTCAGGAATTGCGCCGCAGTAATGCGGCGCAACCTGTTCGTAATAAAAAAAAATACACACGTAAAATAAAACACAAGGGTAAAAATGATCTATGATCTAATTGGTGCACTTGGTGGAGTAGTTGCTATCGGATTGGCCCTCTTGCCTTTTGCTCTTGTTTATTATATTTTTTCTAATTTATAAAAGCGTTTCGGCTTGACAATGTCAAGCTGGCCCGCAATGTTGCGGGGTTTTCCACAGGTTTAAGGGAGTTATCCACAACCCCCTGGAATTATGTGAGATTTATCACAAGGCTTATGGGCAAATGGATTAGGTAATGTCGGTGGCCTATGCTATAATTCTCTTATCCAACAACGAAAGGCAATAAATGAAAATAGAACACAACCTAAAGTTTGTAACTGAGTTTGCAGAAGGCCACCCAGTAACTGCACAGGTAATGGCACTTGATGAGTCAATGCGTATTGAAATGCTTGAAGGTATGCTAAAGGATTTAGTAGGCTCTCGCTTACAACCAATCCTTGATGAAATAAATGAAAATGGCACTTACGCAATTCTAAAGGTGGCTAACTAATGGGAAGCGTAACAGCATTAGGTATTCAGGACAGTGTGTTAGATTTAGAAACACAATTAGCCTATCACTTACAGGGTAATCATTACCCACCCGTTCCACTTTCTATGGTGCCAGTATGTATTCAAGCAATAGACTTTGCTTATGATGAAATGTGGGACGAAACTATTGAAATGCCTGATGGTATTTCTTACAAGGGTGAAACATGTGCGCCAGTATGGGCGATCATCGAGGCTCACCACTTACACTTTTGGCTACCTGAAAGTGACTAAGGTCACACAATAACTTTCTCAAATAATGAGATGGGGGTTGATAAATGTCAGCCCCCAATGCTACAATACTACCCTACAAAGAAAAGAGGCAATAAATGACAATACAAGATAAGTTGTATCAGGTTGGCGATTTATTCACCACACTAAAGTCAAAGAAAACAGGTGTGATTAAAGAAATCCACCCACAGGCATCTGGCTCGGTGCGTGTGCTATTAGAAATGCCAACAAAGGAAACTCGCTGGACAACAGTATCAGCAAGCACCTTAGCGGGCGCATAAAGCGGAGGCACACACCATAAAAGGGTGCTAAGCCAAGACCTGAGTATGTCTTAAAACTACTCACACAATTTAATAATGTCAGTAGCATCTGCTATAATAATCAACCAACCAACGAAAGAGAGAAAATAAATGGCACGACAGAAAGCAATCTCAGTTAAAATCGCAACACCAAAGGTAATCAAGGCACTAGAAACTCGTCTTACAAAGTTACAAGCAGACTACGCATCACAGGAAGCCAACGAAGCAAAGCATGAAAAGGCTATGGAAAAGTGGCGCAAAGAAGTAGGAAAGTTTGCTATGACTAATTTTGCTAAGGCAGAAAACTTCCGCACAAACTATCGCTCATGGAACAAGACTCTAAATGTTGATTTTGATTTAACAGTTAATGAGTCAGACTTTCCTAAAGAGCCTGAGAAGGACTACGAAGTTCTACACCGCCACTCATACAATGAGATGAAAGAGGAACTTGAGAACGCTATTCGTATTCTCAAGATGACAGATGAGGAAACAGTTAGCACTAGCACATACAACGCTATTGCTCGTTATCTCTAAATAATCCAACGACCTGAGTATGTCGCCAAACTGCTCTCCCTTCGGGGACAACTACTAACAAAGGCAATACAATGCGATTCAAGATAGAAATGTATGATGAAGTAAAGCAAAACGATTTAACAATTTATTCTGAAGAAGGCTATGACAATGAGAGCCTAAAGGAATTAGTTTTCTCAAACTTAAAAAGATTTGATGGAAATGTTAAGGCTTTTGTTTATGATCAAAAAAATAAAAAGAAAACATCAGCAGCGTTCTTTCCAATGGAAACAGTAAACTACGTAAAGTCCTTATCTAAGTAAAAGGTGGGGCAGCTAATTCTGCCCCGCCCAAGCTTGGCCCGCAATAATGTGCGGGGTTATCCACAGGTTTAAGAGGGCCTGTGGAAAACGCCAGGAATTTTGTGAGATTAATCACATGGATCAATTCGGACATATAGTAACTAATCCTAGACAATGTCAGTGGCATCTGTTATACTTACAACTAATCAAACGAAAGGTAAAAAATAATGGCTCATAATCTAGAAACTGAAAACGGCGAAGTTGCTTTTGCATTGCGTGGCGCACCTGCATGGCATAATCTTGCTAATCGTATCTTCACACAAGATGAAGATGTTACTACTCAAATGATGTTAGATGAGGCAAAACTATCTAACTGGAATGTCCGTCTATCTCCATTGACCGACCATATCTCAGATACATGGAATGATGTATCTAATGCTCAATTAGTTATTCGTGACAACCCATTCAATAGCGGAACTGATGTTCTTGCTACTGTTGGTAAGCGTTACAAGCCTGTGCAGAATGAAGAATTGTTTGCATTCGCTGATGCAATTCATGATGCCAATGCCGATTGCCGTTGGGAATCTGCTGGCTCGCTTCGTAGCGGTAAGGTTGTTTTCGGTACTGTGGATATTCCTCGCACAATGGTGCTTGACCCACAAGGCGCAAATGATGCAACCAAGTTATATCTAATCGTATGGACATCTCATGACGGGTCTGTTGCTGTTCAGGCTGCGGTTACTCCTGTTCGTGTAGTTTGCCAAAATACACTAAACCTAGCAATGAAGAATGCTAAGCAATCTTTCAAGATTCGTCACACGCAATCTGTTGAAGGTCGCATTCAGGTAGCCCGCGAGACTCTTGGTCTTGCTCTTGGATACTTTGATGAATTTGAGAAAGAGGCTCAGGCTCTTTATTCTCAATCAATTACTGATGCTGAATTTTCTAAGTTGATTCAGACAATTTATCCTAAGCCAGATAAAGATTCTGCTAAGGTTGCGCTAACTAAGTGGGAGAATAAGGTTGTGCTTCTTGACAATCTTTATCACAACTCACCAACTAACGCTAACATCAAGGGAACTAAGTGGGGTGCATTCAATGCACTAACTGAACGCCTTGACTACTATCGTTCAGGTCGCGGAAATTCTGAAACACTTATGGCTGGTGCATCAGGGTTTGACCCAATTCTCACCGCAGAAAAAAATAAAATTAAGAAATTAATTTCTGCGTTTTAATAAATAAATTCCTGAGCATGAATAAAAACTGCTCACAATTTTTTCTAGGTCCATTAGCTCAGTTGGTTAGAGCGCTACCCTGTCACGGTAGAGGCCGACGGTTCAAGTCCGTTATGGATCGCAAAATTCCCGCAGTACTTAGGGACAAAATTTTGTGTTACGGATCACATAAAAAGTCCCTGGAATCTATAGACAAATGTCAGTGGGACCCTGTATAATTCTCTACATGACCAACGAACTAGTATCAAGCGTATATACATTTGTCTGTGACCCAGATGAATGCGATTCTTTAATTCAATTAACATCATCTGATGGATTTGGTTTTCCTTCAGGTGTGACAGAACTCACATGCCCTTGCGGACGTAAGACCACCTTATTGTCAGTCGAGCATGCTACAATTACACCAACAACAACGGAAGAGGTAAAAATGGAAACAACTACAGATAATCACTACATGACACGAGAATTCCTTGAGTCACAGTTAGTAGATAACAAAGCCCGCATTACGCAGTTAGAAGAGCACATCCAGCGTATAACTCAGCGTGATTATGCAACTGCAGGAACTCTAAGCAAATTGCGTGATGACATGAAGGTATTCACACTCGAAGGCCTTGATGACGAATCTCTTACAGAATTTCAAGCAGAAGAAATTGCTGGCATCTGTGGATTTGAACTAACAAATGAGTTTGAACTAGAAGTAACAGTTCTATATTCAATTACAGTTAATGCTCGTGATGAAGAGAGTGCACACAATCTAATTCATGATATTGATTTTGACACTGTGTCTTATGACTCAGACGGTATTAGTTGGCTATCATCATCTGTAGATAGAATTGAGGGCTAATGTATTTTGAACTTACCGCTCCCGATAGGCTCTCTATGGAGAGGGCCTATTGGGATGCAGAGATAACTGGACTGGACCCTGAAGCAATGTCAGCATTGACATTCAACATCGGAACTGGTAGTATTGAGAAAGTAAGTAGGCTTCGTGATAAGTATAACTTAATCGAATCTTATGTAAGCGATAGTAAAGTTACAGGATACTAGGAGAAATAATGTCAGACTATAAAGATGGATTTCAAGACGGGTACAAATTTGCTCGTGAAGAGATTATAGAAAAACTAGCAGAGATTGATATCACTGATATCGATACATGGATTCTTGATCGACTATCTGACATGATTGAAGGCGGAACAATATGAGCGAATGGGTTGGATGCGATAAGTGTAACTCAGTAGTACCTGCAATGTATCTTGTTAAGATGGTTAGTGGAGAGCTTGCTTTCTGCGGCCACCACTTTAACAAATTCAAGCCTAGTCTTGACAAAATCGCTTACGAAGTGATAGAATTAAACAAAACAGAAGAAGTACCTCAACTAGTAGAAATGGCGGAATAAAATGGGAGATAGAGCAAACTTCGGATTTAAACAATCCAATGGAGAAACAATTGTGCTATACGGACATTGGGCTGGACACGGTATGTTAGAGCGCTTAGCAGATGCTGTTGAAGCAGCACGTTCTAGGTGGGGAGATGAATCATATGCTACCCGCATTGCGGTTTCGCATTTAGTTGGAGAGCAGTGGCAAGATACAACTGGATGGGGATTATCTGTTAATAACATCCTAGACAACGAGCACAAGATTCCTTTGATTGACTGGAATACACAAACGTTTTCACTGCACGAAGAGGCGCCTTGGTCCGAGTCGACAGAATATAAGGTACGTGGAATGCAAGACGAGCCCATGTTCACAATGACATTGGATTCATTTATTAATAAGTACTCAAGGGTTAATGCATAATTAATCTAAGGGTGCCCCTATAGTCATTAATGGCCAGGGGTTAAATAAAGCAGAGTTCTTTTACTTTCGTTGGTGAACCTCTAGCAGCCTATGTAAAGCCCCAGTTATGGAATAAGCCCCTACAGCTGGGGTTTTTGCATGGCCCGCAAAAGACTAAGGGTAATATATTTCTTTTACGGTGTCAATATGAAATCGCCTGGAATTCTGTGATCTTGACCACATGCATACAAAATGTGGTGTGACTCACACCCAAAAGGTATTCCATTTGTCAGTGGTCTAGTCTATAATTGGAACATATCAACGAAAGGATATAAAATGCCAAATTGGGTATTTAATGGTTTGACTATCGAGGGAAATCCTGAGCAAGTTAAATCTCTAATCAAGCAGATGAATAAGCCATTTATTTATTCTATTACTGCAGTAGGTGATTTGTCATATGATGTTAAGCAGACTAAATATGTTAATCCTATCTTTGCTTTTCATAATATCTATAACTATAGAGATGCTGGTATTACTGATGAGACCTATCATTCTCAACCGCCTCGTTCTACCGAAAAGGATTGGTTTAAGTTTGATACTAATGATTGGTATAACTTCAATGTCCGTGAGTGGGGCACAAAATGGGATGTAGCCGTATCTGAGGATGATAAGTATCCTGATACTACTATGGAAGAAGCCGAGAATGGCGAGAACTATGTAGTTCATTATAACTTTAATACTGCATGGTCACGACCAATGCCTGCTCTCCAAAAACTATCTGCACAGTATCCTAATCTACTCTTTACTTTATCATATGAAGAAGAAACAGGTTGGGGTGGGGAATGTGAATTCCTTCGTGGAGAAGTTATCTCAGAATCAGAATACGATACTATGTGCCGTGATTGTGATGCAACTGACCAAATGGAATACTGCGACAATGAATGTGGTCAGATTTGTGGCAACTGCAATTGGCTAGGAGAGGCTGACCTAGATGCTGTCGCAATTTGTCAGACCCATAAGATATACTTAGAAACTAAAGTACCCGAATATAGAAAGGCGGAAGCATAATGGAAGCATTTACAGATACAGTAGGAGAACATATCCTTGGAGCAATTCAAGTAGATATTGAGCAAGCACTATTTGAAGATTGGAATCAATCTAACTTAGATGAGGGTGAAGCATATGCTGAATATAGATTTATGCAATTTGCTCCTGATACCTTAAAACAATCATACAATGAATACTATGGTTATATTGAAGGAGATGAATTTCTCCTATGATTACCAGCCAAGAACTAATTGATTATATGTACGATGACAACTTAATCCATTTTGACGACAGAGATACATCAGATGATTGTGACTGTCACATTCATATAACACTTAATACTATGATTAAATATATGGAGGCAATTGAATGCTAGGTTATGAGAAAAAGGATTTAGATACTATGATTAACTCAGTACATGATGCTAAGTTATTCTATCTTCGATCCCCGTCCGATTTAATGGACAAGACAGAACTTAGAACTAATTTGGAGATGACAGTTAGTTTTCTCCAGGGGCTTTGGGCGGAGGGCTATTTTGACTAAGTCATCACATTTCCTGGAATACATGAAGATACATAAGATTAGTTTAGAACAAGATTTAGAGGATGCTAGAAATAACATACCTTTAAATGAAGATGAGTATTTTGAATCAGATGCATATTACACAGGTGCAATTGATACCATGGAACATATTTTGTCAGTGGCAGATGATATAATGAATAACTCTAACGAAAGGTATATCAATGAATAAAGAAGACATTGGGCTCCCGCCCCATTTGCAACGCATGGTTAATGCACGTGTATCAGGTCTTGACATCATACACGGAGAACTAAAGAATCTAATGTTAATTGCTGAGCAGGACCTAGCAGACGCATTAGAACAAGAGGAGCGCTCCGAAGAAGCAATGGATTCTATGGTCCGTACAGAATGTGAAGGACGACTAGACACCTTGGTTGCTCTATATGAACTAACATACCAACTATCATTTGCGATTGGAGAACAAATTGAAGTCTGACGATAAAGATAAACTAAACAAATGTCTAGAGATTCTAGATACTACCGACCTAGGTCTCTCTATGGTATGGCTATGGACATGGTCAACAATTGGCAACATTCTAGAGGATGAGACCTACAAGGCCAAGGTAACCAAGGACCAGATGTGGGACCACCTCTGCGAGGCTGTAGAGGCTGGCCAAGGCTTCTCCTTGGAATACGGTGCCGAACAGCACCACGAAGAAGTACAAGACTGGATGTTGAGCAGGGACTACATTGTGGACACAATGTTTGAGGAAGAGGAGGACGAAGATGAAGATGAGTGATGACTATATTAATGATCAGTTAAACAAAGCCCAAAAGCTTTTGTGGGGTGGCAGCGAAACTGAGAACATTGAAGCACATAATATAATCTCTAGATTAATTAAAGATAAGATAGAACAAGTTTCATAAGGGCAGAAAAAATGTCTTACGGCAACTATTTACAAATCCGTGGAAAGTTGCTATAATTAAATCAAACTATATCTCTTGAAAGGAGATCAACAAATGGCAACAAAGCGTGAATATCTAAAGGCACAGGGCATCACAGTCGGCGTACGTGGTCGCTTCTCAGGCGCAGCAAAGGTAGCTCTAGCGGAGGCGGTAGCCAAGGGCGTTACATTTACTGCAGAAACACCAGCCAAGAAGGCTAAGTAAAACCAGGGTGGAGGTCGGGGCTCGTTGGTCCTTGACCTCCTCTCTTATTTTTGGTATAATCAATAGTTAGGCGAGAGGCGGACATGGCAAAAACATCATCAATCGAAACCAAAGCAGCAGAAAAAGTACTGGAGGCTATGGATAGTCATTGGTTTAATCCAACTATCATGGCACGGGAACTCGTAAATGGTTGTGGGTATTATACTCAATCAAAGGTAATGGAACTATGTGTCGAAATTATCAAACAAACGGCGGGACAATTTGATAATGCTTGGGAAGAAGGAGTAACATCAGAAGCCCTAATGATGGCAGATAGACTAAATGATTACATTGCTAACTTTGAACCTATTACAACATAGGATAGATTAAATATATAGCCCAAGATATCCATAGGATCTACACAGGTCCTGTGGATATCTTTTTATGTATGGGCATGTGGGCAAAATTATTCGTTTACGACCAAGCTAAAAAAATCCCTGGAATATTCAGGAGAATATAATAAAATGAATATATTATCTAATAAAACATATAATGAATTAGGCATAATATACCCAGAATCTGTCAGAATTTATATACAATTGTTATACAAATTATGTTGACAATGTGGGCCAAATATGCCATTTACGGGGCTATTGACAATATCGCTGGAATATGC